TGGTAATATACATATGAGTAGGATGAAGCTTATGGTTATGGACAATATCTTGACACTTGAATACCAGAATGCCTTTTTTCTTAAGGATTCGGTGGCACTCATCAATAGTCTTGGAATAATGATCGGCCAATTCATCATAAGACCAATAACCAGAGAACCTTTTACCCATGATTGACCCGCTATCTCTACCCTGTTTAATATAGGTCAAAAATGGAGGATCAAAAACTACACTATTAAATGCCCCATCAATGACAGGAACATTAGTAGAATCTGCTTGTAATACTGCTGTTCCTGCTACTGGCGAAATATCACAACAAAATGCGGGACTTCCTATATTCTTCCAAAATACTCCATTTCCATATGTTAAGTCTGCATCAAATACATCATTACAATGCAATTTACGAATGTTGAGTAATATTTCCTCCTGTGAATCTGATACTGTCTTAATCATTTGTTGCTTGTCTACATCTTTGAGTTCTATCACTATATAAGTCAACATAAACATCTATCCCAAACCCTCTGCGAATCATGTATGACGCATCTTTATGTTCATAAGTAAGCTCGCTGGATGGTACACTTAAAGGAATTAAATTTTGACCATAATGATAATGGTTTAATCCCATAGTACCTTCATCCATATCTCTAGGATTTAGATATCCAGTCAGACGAGTTTTAAACGTGGTGATTAATATTCTAGGTTTCATAATTACCAATCAAATTTCCAACCAATATATCTATTATCCTTTACCCAATCATATAAAACATCGATAACTTCCCCAAGAGGTAGGCTATATGACATTTGAGGCTCAACCCCTCTATCAGAGAAAATTTCAACCATATTATCCATAAAATCTGGATCGGATTCACTCTTACCTGGCTTGTTACCATTATCCCAACAAATATTCTCTATAAAACAAGTGATGATTTCTTCTGGAATATTAATATCCCGATGGCGTTCACAATAGTCACCAACCCAACCTTCATCAATAACATTACTTCGCCTACCTGCATCCTCAAGTTGCTTTATAAAGAATGGTTTAAATTTTTCAAAGGGATGTTGAATGTAGGATTTATATCCTAGTAGTTCTGCCTCATTAATGAGTTCAAGCTTCTCCAACTTAGTTAGGTCTTCATCATCGTAAATTCGTTGAAGAAGTTCTTTCTTTTGGTCTTTGATTTTCTCAATAGCTAGTAGATGTGTAACTGTGTCTTTTTTCATATTATTGTGGGATATATTTGTAGCGATTTATAAAAATAATATCACTAGAAGAAATTGGTTGTCTTTCTCCTTTTAGGGGAATGCCATAGTATAGACCATTTGTGTTATTTCGTTTGGAGGCTATGGAATTATCTTGTAATACCGAAACAAATCCGCATTCTTTAGGATTTAAAACTTGCCATCTCTCACTTCCTCCATCCTTATACACACTAGATCTATCATGACAATAAATTTTCATATTAGTATTATGATCTGGTTTTAATTAAACGTATTTCCAATGATAACCATATGCCGTCTTAGTTACTCCTCGAACACATGCAGCAATAGACCATCCATATTCTCTGATAGCATCACTCAACACTTCATGAATTTTAATAATTTCTCCCGTGCTTATATCCACTTGTGCAGTCGGTTTTCCTTGTATTTTTCTAGTAGATTCCTTTGACGCTCGCACCTTTGGGGGAAGTTTATTACTAAATTTTCTACTCCATTGATATCCTAAATATGTCCCTTTGTTTCGTATTGATCTAGCTATATTTTGAGAATATCCCCCAATTATTTTTTCAGCATATACTTCAGTGTAAAAACTATCAATATAATTACCTTCCAAATCATATCTGTGAACTTTACATAATTCTGATTTACTCATAGGAGTTCTACACATTATGAATCCATCATCAGTTAATACTTTAGTTTTTCCTCGTAGTTGTAGAGAATATTTTGATCCATTAGGACGTTCCGATGCCTCTAATAATGTATTGAATGTCTTGATGTAGTTTCCTTGGATATCATATTGATGGATATTGACCTTATTCCAATGTTTTTCTCCAAAATGGCCATGTATTCCTTCTCCTCCCAATGTCATGTTGTAGCCATTCTCATAAGAATCATATTTTCCAATCCAATATATTTCCTTTTTAAAGGCTTCTTCCAGAGTTTCTATATTATCTTCTATGATTTCAAATATAAAGTTTTCTTTCCCATGTTTATCATAGGACCGTTGTAACTTTTGCGAATGATGATTTCCTTTACTTAAATGGTTCCAATGTCTTTGTTGTCGCGTATGATAATTAGAGGCAACTCCAATGTAACATTTATCGTTCTTAATGTTGCGGAATCTGTAAATCAATATTGTCTTGTCGCATTTCTTCATGTATAATAACCATCATCTCTCTGGTATTATTTACCATTGAGAGTGGATATTTCTTGTAAGAAGTTGAAGTTTTTGCAAAAGTTTGAGTTACCGCACAACAATATTGAGTGTGAGAACCATCATTCCCCGCATAGAGTAGTTGCCAATCTTCTTTAGACATGTAATTCTGAACTCCAATTTGTTTAATGGCCAGATTATCAAAAGAGATAGTAAGACCTCCCATAGACATCAACATGGGTAGATAAATCTTCCACTTATTGATTTCTTTTTGGAGTTCAGCATTATATACTCCAATACCATTGCCAAATTGCTTATATCCAAGAAGAAGAATCTTGGGTTGAATATGGCGAGGCTTACACCAATCAATAACCGCCTTACAATCCTTGAGATTATTCAAACCTAGAATAAGATGGAATACTGCATTATCGTAGATAACATTATCGGGAAGCTTATCCATATATTGAGGACCACGATATGAAATACCTAGACCACGAATACACTTAGATTCTTGTAGTTCTCGAATAGTATTTGCATAAGGCTTCATATGCAAAGTATTCATAGTGATATTCAACATGAATCCCTTAACACTCATACGAGTAAGAAATGGTAGAATATCAGGATGCTCCATGACATTACCACCCCCAATAGCTAGTTCAGTTCCCTCTTGATGAGTTGACCAAATTTTTTCAATAAGATTAAGATCACCATGACTACCAATGTTATTGGACATTTCATGACAAAATTCACAAGTCTTGGAACGAGCAAGCAATTCACCAGTATCAGAGAATTTATCTCCAAGGGAACAACGATTTGTAACCTTTAAATCGGTTGACTCACTTGTTTCAATTTCTTGCTCTCCTTCCCACTCTCGTATCTTGGTTCCATCCGCATAAAGAGTTACTAATACGTTTCCATTTTTGTATTGATGAAGTATTTTACTTGTTGACATGCCTAAGTATAATTTGGTTTTAATCGTTAAAATTGACACTATATCGAAAATATAGTTTTTTAAAAGGTTTATCTTTTTTAGAATTTAAATGTCGGGCAATAGATCCTAGAGAAATATCAAATTTAATTGAAATATCTTCTCTATGGTAACTATCATAAATCATGTTCTGGTTTAAATCAAACACATACACTTTACGCTTATCATTTCTAATCATTATCTCTTCGGGAGAGTATAACTTTTTAGTTATATAAAATCCATTTACGGTTCCTCTATCATCCATACATACTTTACTTATGAAGTTTGGAACTACCCCTAACTTTTCGGAGGCTTCTAAATTGGAAGTATAGCAGGTTATTAATAATCCGTCTTTGTCATATTGATAAACGGGGGAAGATCTTGGGTTGACGTATGGTTCTAATTTTTCTAATTTATTATAAGACCATAAGTATCCAATATATGATGCAAATCTTCCAGTGCAACATTTATTAATACCCGTCCTACTACACTTGTAAACATTTGCTATTTCACTTGGTCTATTCCAAGATTGGATATATCGTCCTTCTAAATCATACTGGTATATAGTATATCCCGGATGACTATCCCGCATATTTTCCAATGCTTGTCCCGTAAATTTTATCCCTAAATTACTACCAGCAGTTTTAGCTATGTTAAAAACTGGTAGTAAAGTATCTATATAATGCTGCTCTCTCTCAATTAATGTATCCTTATTACAATATTCAATAACTTCAAACTTTAAATTATTTTCCCCATATTTATTATAAAAATTCTGAAGCTTTGCATTTTTATGCTTATTGTTTCGTAATGTGTGAAAGTGCACATATTTTCTCTTGTCAATATTAACCGCACTCCCAACATAGATTCGATTGTCGATCAATGAACTAATTTTATATATTCCAGTCATATACTTATTTATACAACTGGTAGTGATTTTCAAGTCACTGATCGGTTTTAATTATCAACAATCTTATAAATTCTTCACAGTCTATCAATAAATCTCTAACCATATTATGGCCCATCATTTCGGGATTGAATAGTCCTCGCGCAGTCAAATAATTTCTAATACGATTGAGAATATCTTTTTGATCTTCTATTAAGAATATAGCCAATAGTTTATCCGTCATAATATTCAGAAACATTCAACCATCCAGTGCTGCAAACGAAGGAAAGAATAAGTTCATCAGATGCAAGAATCTTCTCTACATCAGTAATGAAATCATCAATAGGAACTTCATCATATTGCGCTTTAGTAAAGAGATAAAATTCTCCTTCAATGCGCTCCTTACCCTTACCATACTTAGTAAGTACAGGAATCTCTGAGACATTAAATCGAATATTGATCCCTGCAAAATCCGAGATAATATCTTCAACCTTTGAAAGTTTATCTTCTTGTTCAGATAGGACTAGATATGCCCCTAACAGGCCCATCTTATTTTCCCAATCTTCATAAGTATAATCATGCCTAAGACTAACAATAATCTCTGCATTGGAAGCATAAGGCTTCATTGTAGGAATATTCTTCTCTCTAATACACAAGCTAACCGCATGGCTACTTGATGAATTGGTTTCCCATACATTTTGTCTTATTGTTTTATGTGTTGTTTTCATATTATTTATATAGTAAAAATTTTATACCCATTTTATATGTTGACCGAGCCAATAGATAATTTCAATAAGTTTCCAGATGCCAAAAGGCATTAGGATTACTGCTGATATTTCTATCCAATCTATTATCCAATTGTCGGTCCACATATTATATTCTGGTTTTAATTAGATGTATCTCGCGCATAGGGTTGCCATTCTCCATCCATCCTCATTAGGTATAAATCTTGCCATCACTCTATGACCTTCGATGAAGTGTGGATCTAAAGTTTCAAATGATTCTTTGCCTTTAAGTAAAATCAATTTTTCGCCATCAAAGGTTATGCATCCTTCATACTTCGCAAGTATAATTGTATTATTGTATTATTGTTTACCCAGACAGTTTTAAGAACTTCAAATTTGGTGGAATCGGTCTTAGTACCCATTCCGACATATTCAATCTTGGTTTCCATTGGCTTTTTTAATGTGTTCAATGTGTTCACCTTTTACATTAGAATTTATAAAATCTACTTGTTGGCGAATCCATCTCATAAAATAAATTGTTTTTTCTTGAGCATTCAATGTCGCTCCTGAAATATCCAAAAGAGGAACAATGAACTTAAATCCTTGATCCGTAGTATAGTAAAAAATGCCTTCTCTATAGGAGTCAAAATTACTAAACTTGCTTCCTTTTACTATTTGTCCTACTGTTTGCTTTACCATAATTAGAATGTCACGTCCGTATCCTTGATTTGACGACCTTCAAAAAACTCAACCCAACCACCACAATCATTATTCGTACCATCTTCAATGATAAGAATTTTATAATTCACGATCTTGGATTCTGTTTCATATTCAATAATACAGGATTCATCAAATGATTCCGTCTGATTTTGTTTCTTAACGAAGGTATCATCGCCACTATAAATTTCCAAAGGAAATCCTTCACCATCAAACATCCATCCCATACTCTCAGTCAAAACCTTACGAGTGTCGGGAGTGAAAAATTGTGGTTCCGCATATAGATTTATATCACACACATCATTGAAGATTGAACACACTAGGAGATACGTATAATCCGTACCAATATGATTCAAATCAAGAACAATGTAATTAGAGGGCCATTCTCGATATTCCCTAACTTGTCGAACTAGAAAGTCAGGAGTTTTGCCATCCAGTTCAATAAGAAGATCTACCTCTTCAATGCGAACCAACCCCCCGACTTTACACTTTTGAAACTGTCTAATTTTCTCTTTCATAAATTATGCAAATACTCTGACAAATACTCCGATAAAGATCGCAAGGATAATAAATCCGAGAAGAGTGGAGAAAATCCAATATCCTACTCCGTGAGGTTGCACATAAACTGGCGGCTCACCTACGTAATAGTTATTTTGGGCCATAAGTCTATCCCTCATCGCAATGTCCTCAAGGGCGGAATAAAGAAGAAATGTTCCAAGTCCCGGTCCACCACCATTCCAGTATCCATAACCATAACCAGGATTATAGATAATATTGTATGATCGACCTCCCGAACTATAAGATTGTGGAATATAAGTAGGTCGAGTGGCAGGTTCAGTCTTATATGAACTTGTGTATTTCTCAGCATTCTTAGCCTTGAAATCTGCTACTGCTGATTCTCGGGTTTTAAATGCCGTACCGCTCTTTGACGCAGCTTCATATTTAGATCGTTCTACATTTGAAACTTGTCTTGAGGAAGTCTGAGGAGTTGCCGTGCTTGGTTTACTTGCAGGAGCAGAAGTAGACGGCTTACTTGTACTAGATGAACTAGAATAAGATTTACTGGGAGTAGATGCGGGAGTAGAAGGCTTAGAACTTGATCCCCAAGAACTTGAACTACTACTAGATCGACCCCCTCCCCCAAATGATGAAGATGATCCACCTCCCCCTTTAGCATCCAATTGGACACTGAAACAAAGTAGGCTTAATGTAATGATTGATAATAGTTTTTTCATATTTTAGTTTTCGATTTTAATGTTAATGGCGTGCTGTTCGTTGAACGATGGTACAGTGGTTTTAATTGGGGGAATTCCTTGTTTTGCTTGATATGCTGCAAGAGCTTGTGCCGCTGTATCGGTTTGACTTGTAGCCAATTCAATGGCAGTATCCAAGTCAACACTATCTTGTGCAACTCTGACCCTACCAGCAGCCTGATTTTTTTCATCTTCTACCTGTTGAGCAATCCTATTCAAAGTATCCCCAGAACTACCAATAGATGATACCATACCAGAAGCCATTTCAGTAAGCTCTGCCGTGGCTTTTTGAAGCTTCATTTCATCAATATTATGAGCTACTGCTTCAAGTTTATCCTTGGCAGCTTTCACGGAAGCATCACGGATTTTTGTAAGTGTATTATATTGGGTATTCGCAGCATCCAATGAAGTTTTCACAGTTGCATGAGTACTTTCATTGGTTTGAAGCTTTAATGCCACTTGTCCTGCAAGATCGGTTTTGCCCGATGTAATAAGAGCATTAAGTTTTTGAGTTAAATCATCATGTTCAATTGTAAGAGATTTATCTCTACTTCCCAAAGATGCAATATTGCCCGCATGATGTGCCAAGGCAGTATTATATTTTGCAATTTCCTCTCGTAAATGATTTTGTTCATTTTCAAGTAAGGCGGAAGGATTTTTCTTTTCGAGTGAACTAACACCCAATCCGAACCATCCCATAAACATATTCCATAGTCGTTTTAGCATAAATTGATTGTAATCTGGTTTTAATTTTAGAAATTGGCGGGGAGTGTGGGACTTGAACCTAACCCTATTTCATGAAACTACAACTAGTATCATTTCATGTTTTCAGGCCACACCATACCTTTCGTCAGGCAATTCTACCATTAAACTAACTCCCCTATAATCTTAGAAATTGGTTGCAACTTCTGCACGAATTTCACTAAGTTTCCAATCCACTAATAGCGTTCCATCGAGGAATACAGTTTTAAGTTCCCCCCCTTCTTCCTCTTCAGAAGTGCATTGATCTTTGAGAACATAATCCTTACCAATTTTATCTACTCGTAGAAGTCCTTTGGCGGATTTTTTCATACCCACTCCCCCATCCGTAACTGGATCTTTAAAGATTTCTCTAAATTCTCCATCTACGATAGATGAAGTGGCTTTACATGCCCACCCTAGAGTATCACGGGATCTGTATTCGTAAGAAAATGATCCTATCCCGTACAATACACAGCTTGAAGCAAATCCCATATCTTTCAATTTAGCAAAAATCTTAATAGATAGAGGTAGAGTGATAGCCTCGCCATATAGTAGTCCAATATGAGAATCTAATTCTTTATACCCTTTACTATTCACTGTCCCTCCAAAAATATCCCATAACAATCGAACTGCTCCTTTATATTCAGGAGAATCTACGGGAGCATCAGGATCACCACAAATAATTTCTAAGGGGGTTTTAGGAGAAGAATCTGGTCTAATTACAACCTTTCCATCTCTTGTCATAATCTTATCCTTTAGGCGTGGAAGATAATCACAAATCACATTCCAAAGGGACCAAGTATCACTAACCATAGATAGAATGCCTGTAGGAAATGTTTCCGTAATCCACTTTTCATAATTTTTAAATTCTTTCTCTTTCTTTCCAGAGCATACACATGAATGTTCATTGGCATACACACTACAACCAACTAATTCATTATCAGAGTTCGCATTATAGTAATCTTCAAGGAAATCAATAGCGGGAACATTATCCGTGCCAACAAAACTTAATAAGTGACCAGCCCCAGACATAATAGCATCTTGTGGACCACTACAACCACGAAGTTGAAAATCGTGGAAGAAGAACTTAACTAATTCAGGATCAACCCCTGTAGCGTTAGCAGCATTCAATCCAATTTGTTTATACTTTCTAGCAATGGTAGCACTAGTAGAAGTTTTCCAAATTAAACAACTAAGGGCATCTTCCAAATATCCAGCAAACCATCCCATTCCTTTAACGGTGTTAGTTAAAGTGAAGAATGGAATTTTTGCATCTACTACCGATCCTTCTGGAAGGGCTTTAATCTTAATTGGTAAGTACCCAAGATCATGTAATTGTTCAATATGGTCGGTCGATACCGCATCTTTACCTAGAGCATTATCCATCCTTCGCTTATATTTACGAATTACTTCATCTTTCGGTTTGTTGAAAAATTCACTATTCCAAGTGTCAATTAGAAAATATTTAATAAAATATTGAAGACCAAAAAGAACGATCTTATCGTCAGTACCATCAACCTTTTCCAAATGTTTTGTAGATCTTGGGGTGAAATTATTATATAGATATTCTGTTTCAGGACCATAAAACTTGAAGTGATTGGCCTTGTAAAAATCAATTAAGTGTAGCGGATTTAGTTTCATATTGTGTTTGCACTATAGTTAGAAGTGTGAGAAAAATGAAACCTCCAAATAGATACTTATTCATATGCTAATTATAGTAACTTTATTGTATTTTAAAACAAGTGAATTTATTATCTAATGTATAATGATATTTATCCCAGTTTTGTTTAGAGTTGCTGGTATATACTTGATCGAAATATTCTACTGCGTTTTGAATTCCTTGCACGCAATCAGAATGTGATGTAAATAATAGCAATCGACCACAATTTTTTTCTTTTAATTTTTTACCCAGTCCAATAAACGTACCCGCCATGGAATTTATATCATCAACAATAAGCGTAGGATACCCATTAAGATCATCAGCTTGCACGTAGAACTCTTTCAACGATCCATCCTTAACATCCCTAATCTTTTCGCAGCGAATCAAGTGGTAGTTTCTAAAACCATCACCATTGGATAGTTGTTGCACTAGTTTACCGACTCTCTTACCTGCTCCCGCATCAGGGCATACAATATTGAAATTATGTCCATCTGAATTATCATATACAATCTCTTTTACAAAATCAAAATCATGGTCAAATACTTCAACATTATTGAGTAATGCGGGAGTGACTTCACTATGAGGTGAATAAATAATAACTTTATCAAAATTACAATTATTGATAATATCTGTGAATACTTTAATAGTCAGAGGTTCTCCCACATTACATACCCGATCTTGTCTCGCGGCAGGAAAATATGGAAGAACTAAGCTAATGTTATTAAAGCCCATCCGACGAGCAGCATCATTAGCCAGAACAATATCAAATAAATCCTTAACTGAATTATATCGTTGGGAAATTATTAAATGACCGACTTTATCAATCTCTGTGGTAATTTGAAAATGTGGTTCACCGCCCTTAAATTCAAATTTCTTAAATTTAAGATAAAAAGTATCCTCGACTAAGGCAAAAGGATCAAATTCCTCATCCAAGTTTAAAACAAAAACTTCTTCTGCTTGGTATTTCCAATTAATGTGTAGTCTATTCTTCATGTGATTATTATAGTCTGGTTTTAATTAAAATAGTTCGAGAAAATTATCAAGTAGATTTCTAGCTCTAACTTTAGCTCTATTAACTCCAATAGCCTTTCCAAGTTCAAAGCCATAATCATATACAAAAGTTGTCCATGATCTATGGCTAGTTATTCTCCTATTAACTGGAATATAAACTTCCATAGGATCAAACATACATCGCCAACAAGACAATTCCGAACAGGATTCCACATTTGTATACCCCAATCCTCTTAAAAATTCTTCTGTTTGAGGATCATCCAATGAGACTTTTTTATAACAGGTCATAACTTATGGTTGGATTATTTCGACAGTATACGTGGGAGTTCCCGTATAAAAGCCCCAAGCATTTTTCGTATTAACTTTTCTAACTTGAAGAGGAACATCTACAAATTTCAAATCGGTTACAATCTGAGTAGGATTTCCGTCTGACTGAACAATAATTTCATTATTTATCTTATAGGAAATAGCTCGGGTAGTAACATTACTACCATCGAACATAGGAGCAAATTGTAAAACTCCCATCACGCAAAGAGCAACTAAACTGAGTCCAAATATAAAAACATCTCGACCTTTATAAATGGAATAAACAAATAACCACAATACTAACGCCAAACTTAAAATATATGTATAATTCATAATTTATTTCAAATAAGGGAGGATTGAACTCCCCATTTTATATTACACGATAACAAAAACAATACCATCATCGGTATACCACGAATACCCAAGATCTTGTAAAGCATCTAGTACTTCTAACTTAGAGGGCCAAGCAGGGGAAAATGCCGACTGAATTTGGCGAACAGTTACTTCATCAATTCCCGCATCGCTCTTACGACCCAAATACCCCTGAACTCTATCAATAAATTCAGTACGTTCCTTGGAACCATCTGGCACTAGAGTATCTTCTCCATCTTCATCCACTACAGAGGAAGTAATTTTCGATACATAATCCGCAATGACTTCGTACTTACATACGCGGCACTTTTGAAATTCGCAATCCATTGGAACCGACACCACATCAGCAGGATCGACTTTAACCAATACCATACGGGAAGCAAATCCCTTGGCATAATCCAATGACCCAACATGAAGACCATGAGAACATTCATTTTGGCGAACGTCATCAACATCCCTACGACGAACTTCAATCACTTCTCCTACGCCATTGTAGATTTGGCCCTCACTATTAACCGTTCCTTGAAGGACTTTAGTGGCCTTATTACCATGAGAGGAATAATAATTTTGTTGAACTCCCTTATAGGCAAGAATACAACCATCATCTGTAAGAGGAAGCTCCCGATATGAAAGGAAATCAATAAGTTCCTTCACAGAGGAAGAACTTGGATTATTGTGAAGTTTATCCCAGAAGCTAACAAAGTGCTTAACCGGAAGACCATCCTCCAAAATTGAGAGAACTTTCTTAACCAGAGTTACTGGAAGTTCTTCCCCTTGGTAGAATACCGACCCGTCCTTGTATTCAAATCCCTCTTGGTCCTTAATAGATTTCACCGTAAGAGGTCCAGGATTCAAAATTGATAATACTGCGGCCTCTTGTTCTTCCACTGGAAGATTTAGAGCTTTAATAATAGCGGGATAACGCTTATCGGTTTTTTCCAAGCGGGCATTCTGTCCATTTAAGAACAGTGTGATTGCGACATCATTTGTGATATATGATAATTTGTGTTCTGTTTTCATGATATTTTGTAATTGGCCATCTGGACCGTAGGGATACTATATTCTGGTTTTAATTGATAAATTTGATTGGCGAGTTAAATAAGAGAAGGTTCCGATCACGATATGCAACTATCCACCGGATCTACAACAACCGTCAAGTATTATGCAGCTTCAAAAAGTATTTATTCCATTTGGGACTACAATCAATAGTCCATTCTTCTATATTATTAAACACCTTCCATCTGGTAAATTATATGCTGGATATTGTAGCTCAAGAAGACACTGTGATTCTACTTTATTCATGACTACTAATGGATATAAAACTTCTTCTAGACTTATTAAAAATATTATTCAGAGTGAGGGATTGCACTCTTTTCATATACTAAAAATAAAACATTTTATATGTGCTTCTGACGCAGTTAATTACGAGAGAAGATTCCTAGTGAAAGTCAATGCCATGCGAAATCATTTGTTTTTAAATCAGAGTAACGGGGGAAAAGAATTTATAAATAAAGGAGGGATTCCCCACACTGAAGAAACTCGTAAAAAGATGAGTAAATCTAGTAGGCGTAGGCGTAGGCCCATGTCAGAAGAAAATAAAAAACGATTGGTAGAAGTGAATACTGGAAGAATTGTTTCCGATGAAACAAGACAAAAAATGAGTGATGCTCAGAAAGGCAAAACTTGGTCAACTGGTTCCAAACAAAAAATGAGTAAACATATGACGGGAAATACATACAATAATGGTAGAATTGCCTCAGAAGAAACCCGAAAGAAGATGAGCAATTCTCAGAAAACAAGAATACGTAAACCTCATTCAGAAGAAGCTAAACAGAAAATGAGAGAAGCTAAAAAAGGAAAACCTAGTAATAGGCTAGGGGCAGTCCTCTCAGAAGAGACTAAACAGAAAATGAGAAAATCTAAATTACTTAGATCTGAAATAATAATTACGACTATTTCTAGTGATTAATTTATTAATTCTGGATTTTCGAAGATATTCCCAAGCACTCTAACAGATTGTTCTGGACCACATATACCACAATTATCGACTAAGTAGGCACAATTAAGAATATCCCATTGTACTATCCCATCAATAACTTGTGATCTATACTCTATTTGTACTATATCCCCTTCATAGATTTTATTACCATGTTTATCCTTTAGACCAGTATATTGTAGTATTTCAGGATCAATATCAATGGCTTCTGTCCACTCATCATGATCCCAATTATATATGATTGTACCGTCCATACGAATAGCATAATCGTATGGATTCGAAAACACTTTCGTAGTTTTATCCCAGATTTTAAAGTCTCTCATAATATTTTATTCGTAATCTCTGACAGAATGAGTATATCCAAATCGGGGGATGAGTTTACCAGGAGTTTTATTAAAGTAGACTACTGTAGCCAATTTTCCAATATAATTCTTTTTATTTTTCAACATTTCGGCCTTATATTCCCTTGGACCTTTAATATTACTCTCAAAAGGTTCTCCCTCTTTAGTTAGGTGACACAATTTCGCTGCCATACCGGAACTATTTCCGACTCCCTCCAGAACATCTAAGATTTCAAACTCTTCGTCTTGAAACTCTTTACGCTTCAACAAATTAGCAGAACGCTTAAACTCATAAGGTGTATTAAGTCTGACCATTTGGCCTTCCCAACCTTCTTCCAAAAATTGTTCATAGTACGAATCAAGTTCTGTATTATTTTTAGCCACATAGGTTGCTACAGGAATAACATACTTCAAATTATACTTTTCAACAATTTCTTTGATCTTTATAGACCTCTCAGAAAATATCGAGGAAGCATCACAGATATCATAGCAATGAAATTGAACATACTTTTCAGATTCATCCAAATCCTGCTTAGTGGGCTTTTGCTTCTTAATTAAGGACATGATTTTATTGAAATCGTCCTTAAAATCATGATTATACAGTTCTCCATCAAGATTAAGATTGGGAAACTCTTTAAATACCACTTCCAATTCTTTTAGAATGTGGGGAATAGTTACCCAAGGTTTTCCATTACGACTAAATGCTCCAGATCTATTAATGATCGCTCTTGCCCCATCACTCTTTCGTTGGCAATAAACTGGAAACTTCACCTTATCCTTACGATCTACCCATTTTTTAGCAAGCATGGGTTCAACATAAAATTGAGTATCAACATTATTGATATCTTGATGATACCCAGTATCAACTTTCTTTTGCCATGCTGATTGTGCCTCAAAGTCTGCTTGATCGTGTGGCGGTCTTTCGTTTGCTCGACCTTCATTAGTAACAATACACTCCGTCCATTCAGTAGTTTGTATGGCCCCTCCCAATTGCCCATAATGCGTACGATAGCATTCATCTAAAACTTCTATGGTCCATGTTTGGATAGCGCCAGTTTGGGTTCTTGAGTATAACGTCGGTAATTTCATGTGTTTAGTATAAGCTGGTTTTAATTACTTGATTCGGAGAATCTTTCTCAAGTCATTCCTATTGATCGCAGGATACCAAGAACTAATGGAATTGAGAATACGTGATCGAGGAGAAGATTCTGACAGGATATTCTTTTTCAATTGTTTAATCCTATTGACTCGCTCGGGCTTATTCTTAATAGCCTCCAACACCCTTTTATTACACCCAACATTATAAAACTCGGACTCGGCTAGTCTTTCCGCATTTTCCTTTAAAACGTTCAATCGGTTTTCTTCACAAATTTCCTCTATTCTAGATAGTCTTTCTGGATTATCTGGAGTAAACCATCCTAGTTCAACCATGAAATCCACCATTTTTTGACTATTTGCTCTCCAAAATCCGTGCCTGGAACTTGTATCTCTAATTAATCCAATGGTCCGATAATCAATCTCATCTACAGTTTTGGCATCTTTCCACCATCCATCGTCAGTTTCAACATCATTGAAGTATTTATTGGTAACATAATCATCAAGTTCTTGAGGAGTTTTACTTTGTTTGGCCACATAGCATTTAATAACTTGAAATGCTGTTTGTGTCTTTGAATCGGATTCCAATTTAGGAAGTTTCAGAGTTTTAATATCTGCAAATACACAATCGGAAATATCCAATGATGCTGTCCCCGCTGAAATCATATCATCCCAGGTTTTATGAGTACACCACATGTATCCTGTATAGGTAGATGAGATTTTTTTCAAAGCCGAGGATAAACGCTTTTTCCAATTATTTATATTTTTAATATTTGGGAAAACATAGACCATATATGTCCCGTTACCATTTGGTGCGACAAGTTCACCATAGGGGACTTCTTCCAATCCCACTTGATAGAAGAATTTTTGAGTAGCTGGAAAACTACTGTTAAAATCAAACACAAACCAATTTCCAATATGTCTATTATTTTTGGATACTTTTCCTGATCTAAGTTCTCCGAATTTTGGAATAATGATACTTTTCCGATCTTCTTCAAAGATATCCATCAAATGTGTTCTAATGTCCTTGATGACTTCATCATTTTGAGATGTATTTTCCAATCCTTCTCGGGAAATTGGAATTGACAGTTTTCCAATTGGAACATCCACTACAATATTGTAACTTGTGGACGGTTGCATTACTACATCGCTATCGTAGATTATTCCACCCATTCTAATGGAAAAGGTTCTGTGATCATATCTACCTGTTTTAACATACTTGTGAATAGTATATTCTCCTCTTATTTCAGTTTCAAGAGGAACCTCTGGAAGATGGGCCAATCTCATATAATCATCATTGAAAACGATCTTACATTGATCAGGTAAGTCGTATACAAATCTCTTAGTAATCTCACTAAATAACCAATAGTTTTTTGAAACGTCAAATGATACTTCAATGCCCTGTTCTGTGGTGGGTTCTTCCTGGACTTTATAAATCTCTCCAACAGGAACTCCATTAATACCCTTACCAAGAGTACACACATAAGAAGTTTTTACTCCTTGGTGATGAGAAGTTACATAAAATGTGTCAGTATACGCGAAGGCTGATTTCGATCCAAGACCGAACATTCCACTTTGCTTATTGGTATCTCTTTTGGTAGATTTGCCATATACTGCGAAAACAGTTCTAATACCCTCTTCGGACAACCCTAATGCATAATCCCTAACAGACCAGACGTAATCCTTATTAATTTTTTTAAGTTCCACCAATACTGGTTCTTGAATATTATATTTTACTGTTTCATCAATGGCATTGGTAATTAGTTCTCTAATAGGAGCCAATTCCTTATTAGTGTAAATCTTGTCTCGAAGATAGTAAGTGAACATATCTGCGCTCTCCGCATCCATGCCCATCTTAGATACTTCCATGCCTTCGGAGGCAATGACTTGTGTTGAATTAAATTGTAGTCGCATATACCCTATAGTAACTTGGTTTTAATAAATAGAATTATCCTCTTCCCAGGGATTGACTTCAACTATCCTATCAATTCTTCCGGATATGTCATTTTCCATATACTAGTTGGAAAGGTAGAAGAAAAGAACAAAGAAATACGGGAAACAAAATATATTGTGGTGTTGACTGTCGATTGAATGGTAAGGGACACAAAGTTAAACAGGAAGTGCAGTGCGCCCACTGCGGAAATATATTCTTCAAAGCATTTGCGGAAATTAAAAAATCTCTCAATAATTTTTGTAATCATTCATGCGCGTGTACCTATAATAATACTCATAAGACAAAAGGAACTCGAAGATCCAAATTAGAAGTTTGGTTGGAAGAACAATTAACTATTTTATATCCCGATTTAGAAATACTTTACAGTGATAAAACAATCATTAATTCTGAACTTGATATTTATTTTCCATCTTTTAAATTAGCAATAGAGTTAAATGGGTTATTCCATTACGAACCAATTTTCGGAGAATCTAAATTAGATCAGATTCAAAATAATGACAATAGAAAGTTTCAAGCGTGTTTAGAACGAGGAATTGAATTATGTATTATTGATACTTCTCAACACAAATATGTAAAACCTTCTACTTCTCAAAAGTATTTAGATGTTATCACAAAGTTAGTTGATTCTAAAATAGAATCATCCAAGACAGACTACGTGGAAGTCTTGTGATTTTCTGTCTCTGCGAGTAGTCGGGATCGAACCGACATTCCAAGTTTGGAAAACTCATTTACTAACCATTGTAAGATACTCGCATCAATTGTGATAGTATGACTTGAACATACTGTTGGCCATTGGGATCATCTCTGGAATGACCCCAATGGTCCAAATACCACAAAACTATTTATTGAAAATTTCTTATCTTGGCCTATAACACCTTGATAAGTGTATTACCTCGTAAATTGTGCTTCACGTTATAGTCTGAGAGGCATACAAGGTATGGAATATCTTAGAACGCTGTAATGCGACTGTTATTTAGCTCACACGCAATGTCGCGGGTATCCACTGGCACCCACGAACCACTATATTGATTCTTCATAATGAAGACCTTATTCTCTCCACCTAGAAGGTTAAATGTTCCATCGGGAAGACGGACCATTTTTACATTGAAAACTTTGGCGGTTTTCAATTGGTCGCGATTTCTCATCCATTGTTTGTTTTTTCGGTTCGTTTTCATACTATTTTGTCTGTTCATATTTTTATTCCTTTAGGTATCCTTCTTTAATTAGCAACTGATTAACATCATTTAAAAAGTCTTCGACCTCTAGATAATTTTTCAGTTCCTCGATTTCTTCCCCAAGTATAGCAAGATCTTTTTCAATGTCAACATCTGAAATTGAAAAAGATAAATCATATGATGATGCATTTTTCGTCATCTGATTCATTTTATTGCGTATCTTTACAGTTTTGATTTCATATTCTTCTTCCGTCATAAGTTAATTAGTCCCATTAGAATGATGGTCGACTACCAAAATTTCTTTTGTGGACATAACATCTTCAATTTCATTATATGACCACACATCCAATTTAACATCCCAAGAAACGTCCAAAGTTTTTCCCAATGGATATTTGGGAAGTCTTTCGGGATCATTTCCATGTTCATGTCCTCCTAAATTCCACGACAAATGTGAAGCATGATTATGGGTTCTTAACGGAAAATGATTTAGAACAATATGTTTTTTTCCTATCTGAATCTCCTGATGATTGCCTAAGAAAGTTATATTGCCCATTTTTATGGGATAAATTTCCATATCCTCCAATCCATATTGTTTCTTGACTTCTTGTTTATATAGACGATACATATTTGAAGTATGGTTTCCAAATATTTTACGAATATCTTTACATTGAAGCCCCTTCAGCCATTCTAAACATTGCTCATCGCTCGCATCAAGAAATAAATCTCCTAATACATATAAGATAGAGTTCTCATCCACCCTTTCATTAATTTTTTCTTGAATTTTTCGCACTGAATCGAAAAGAGAATCATATCCCCGCATTTTCCAAATAGGTGATATCCATGAAGGATTATGAAATATATGCCAATCACTTGAAAAGAAGATTTTAGATCTGAATTCATATGAATGTTTGATAATTTTATGCATTTTTTATAAATTTTGATTCGTGAATGACTAAATAATAGTATATGAAAGTAATAAGCAAAAAACGAAAAGAATATGTCCGGAAAACGCCGTATCGCGTAGATCAAGAAAAATTTATTTTAAATCCTACTTCCATAGAAGCTTATATATTAGGATTTTTATGGGCAGATGGAAATATTTATAAACATACTATAAAAATTGAACTGAAACAGGAAGATATTGAAAACATATTACCCATATTCACTATGGTTGGAGATTGGAATTATTATGAAAGACAACGAACGAAAAATGGGATTCCGTTTGGAAAATTACAGGCGTCTTTAAATACTTCTAATAAGCTTCTTACTGCATTCTTACGTTCAATGGATTATGATAATAAATTAAATGGTCCGGAAAAAATCTTATGTCATCTTGAAAAGAATCTACACATAGATTTTTGGCACGGCTTCTTTGACGGGGACGGATCATTATATATCGAAGACAAGTCCCCTCCAACAATAACTTTACAATTTTGGTCAGGATTAACACAAAATTGGCAGTCATTAATAAATTTTTTAAGTGAGTACAATACATTATATAAAATATGGAAATATGAGAGAGTAAAAACGGATGGTAAAATTCATTCTTCGTCTTGTTTGGGGGTAAAGAATACTTTAAAAATTAAATATTTACTATCTTTATTTTATGACAGAGAATTAATAGGGTTACAGAGAAAATATGATAAATACTTAGAACTATCAGATCATCTCAAAGAGAGAACTAGAAAATATCCGGTCGGTTCAAGGTATTATTCGTAATCAAATTATAATCTGGTTTTAATTAGTGAAGATATAATCCCTATCAATAATATCTCTATTAAAATCGAGGGGTTGCATTTTTCTCAAATACTTTAATTCCTCTGCAATTTCCTCTTCGGTTGAAAACCATTTACTATAAGAACAATCATCATTACCACACATATAAATGGAATGTGGCAACATTCCCTCAATATGCTCTTTATCTGTTTCCCATTTTAGAAAACTTTTATACATATCATGCTGTTCCTTAATAGTGAAAGTATTGAATAATTCTTCCTTTTGCTCAGGTGTCATTGGTGAAGTATAATAGTCCGCATTAACGAATCCTTTTTCCTTGGCAATCGTTTCTAATTTTTGGCGTAGTTTATGATCACATTGCCAATATTTAAATTGCTGTTTAATATTTAAAATAGGAAGAGTAAATTCTTTTTCTGTCCTAAGTTTCAATGCCGCCCCCTTTACACCGTCTTGTTCAAATGGTCCTGCCCAACTATGGGCAGATTCTTCAGTAAACTTTAAAAATTCGTATCCAATACCAGGATATTTTCCTGTAAAATCCACTTTGGCAGGAATAGTTCCATTAACTTTCCTAAGTATTCTATCCTTAACATATTCAAATAGATCAGGACATGCTTTGGCAATCAATTTTTCACAATTAAAATCTATTCGTTTACCATCGTCACTGTCTCCCATCATTCTCACTCCCTTCGGAAGGGTCCAATGTTTTTTAAAATTATTAAGATTACATCTATAATTGAAGTACATCAGTTCGTCATTTTCCGATTTATGAAGGTGAGAAAACCCTTTATCCATAAGGGAAACACGAAACACAAAGGAATAATTGTTAATTCCTAAATTATTTTCATGATTAAAATAAATTCTATGACCATTATCAAAAATCCCCAATTTTTCTGACCCTTGCAGATCATAGTCTGAAATGTAAAATTTATTTTCTTTCATATGAAAATTATATTCTGGTTTTAATTAATCCTCTTTAATACGCTTGATAATATCATCCATTCCCTGAATAATTTCAAATGACCCATCGTCCCTTTCGATTACTAATCTAGGGACTGAATTAATATTATATTTTCCAAATATTTCTCGTTCGTCTGGAATGGAATAATCCTTTACTTCATAGACCAACCCCTCAATTTTAGAGAGTTTGTTTTTGAGCATGTGACATGGGCCACAAGTCGCGGAAGTTAATAGTGTTTTAGTAATCATATTTTAACAATTGTACAATACTTATCAAAATCGTCTCGAAGACATAGCATCCAATTATCGACTTGTGCAATATACTCTGGATCTACCTGTTTAGATTCAGACTTACTTGACCGAACCGCCATTACTATCGGTTTATCATAAAACATGGTTCCAGAATACAATACGATAGCTTGATTCTTTGGAACATGAACAGAAGTCACATACACTAGATGATAGTTTTCGGGAACTTTATCCAGTTTTGAATAACTATCGGGGTGAACAATAATTACATTGCCTATACCTCTGCGGGATTTCACGGCAATTTTATATCGTTCCTGTAGTAAATCTCCTTCTACCACAGGGCAAGTCTTAATTGCATATTTCACAAATGCTTCTATAGACTCCATCATATCTGTACTACTCATTTTTGATAGATCCAGTGCAGTTTTTTCAAATTGCATGGTAATAGTTGGAATACCATTCCCATAATCATTAAACTGGTCCGGTTGCTCTTTATAGTTTAACCAAAATGCTAGTCCCGAACTTCCCTGCGGCATTACTTGAAATCCGAAAATAGTTCCCAGATCAAATAATAATAAAGTTTTCAATGCTCCTGCCCCCTGACTAATCATAGCAGGAGTAGAAATGGTATTAGCCAATCCTATTCCAACTCCGACCAGGGAACTAATGATAGTCCCCGTGAATAACTTAAGTACAGCCCTTCTACTAAGATCAGAAAAATTAGTATCATTGGTATTCATATTATACGGGAAGAGTCCATCTTTGGCTAATGGGAGCAGTTAAAGTTTTTGATTGAATGAGATTAATTTTATCCAAAAAATCATAAATCTCAGAACATGTATATCCATGCCCCTTCAATCGTGATTGAATTTGCTTCATCGTGACAGGACCATTATTCTTCAAATAGGTGAAAATCTTAAGTTGAACATCAGTTGGAAGAACTGTAGTATTTGTAGTCTTTTGTTGGTGGACTACAATAGGAGGAGTATGAGAAGGAATAGCAGTTTTTGCGGTATCTTCTTTTTGGAAAATGCGATAGCCATCAATGTGAGTTCTAACTGAATATTCATCAAATAGTCCACCGACGATAAAATCCTCAACTAGTGATTTTACTGCCCAATGCGGTGCGGATAGACCATGAAATTTCAAAGTATAATCTCCATTATCAATTTTTTCTCGAATGTTCTTGGTGATTTCCCAAATAGAGAATTCATCATATCGGAACTCTTTAATGGCCATGAGGATTGCTGTAACGATTGTTATTTCTTTCATATTTTTATTTTAGTTCTAGTAAATATTTTATACGGATACGATCATTCGAATAAACGATCAATTCATCATTCAAAAAACTGGTATTTTGCGGCAATGCCCAACAAGAGTCATATCCAGCAGGAAGCTGATTAAAAGTATTCTTAGCATAGTAAGGAGTGCCCATTGCGAATTCACAGACGAATAACCATCCACTATCGCCCGTACTTTGCCCCCACCTACCAAAAGTATATCCAAGGCTCTTAGAAGCAGTATTTGACCCATATGTTCCGTTCCCGAAAGCCTTACCAGCAATTGCAACGGTAGAAGGTGGACTAGGTTGTAATCCGCTCTTTAAAATTGAGAGGATATTTGCCTGTCCTGAACCATGCCACACTTCCTTGATGTTCTTATCGTCATGTCTGAAATTAGCATTATAATCCACAATGTCAACCCCATAAATGTTCAAAATCTTCACATTTTGATAATTATGCATTGCCTTATTGGTAGTTTTGAACCAATCTCGAATTTTTTGAAGTTCCTTAGCATCTTCAACGAGCGCCATTTGTAGATTGAATACTTGTTCAATACTAGAAGTAGTATCAATCTTAGGCTTCAAGGTCAAGTCAACACTATTATCCAAAGCATCAAGAACATCTGACTCCTTTGCTACTGCATCTAGATCGGGAAAAATGTCTTCATAATGAAGACCCCCCCCTTTAGGTCTAGGAATAATTTTCAAATAATCATCAATTTTCTGATTAAAATCATCCTTGCCATTGTTCTTGATATTTTTATAAAAGAAATCCAATAGGATTCTAGCTTCTGAAAGACCATCTTTAGTAACAATTCCTAGAGGAGTTTGAAATACCCCATTATCGAAACTAATGCTTGTGGAATTTGTGATCTTGTGAACATTGCTATCTGCAAGTCTCTTCACTAAAGATTCTAAGGACTTATCTGATAGATTGATTTGACTAAGGGCAATATCTGCTAATGATGATTTATTGATTACTGTATTAGTAGAACCATCCATTAAGACTTTAGCCAATGAATATCCCTTACGAAGTTTTTCATTAATTTTCTTTTGAAATAGTCGTTCTCCCCCCAACCCATAGTTATGATGTTGAGGATTAGTGGCACCAACCACTCCAAATTCCGCCACTACTAATCCACTGTCATGTAATTCTGCTTGCCAGTATTTATAGGAGTTGGCCTTTAGGTCTGAAAATACTAATTTTACTTTTTCCTTCACCATACGAGTATTATAAATTGGTTTTAATTATCATCAAGTTCGATTAAATTTTCTAATATCTTCCGAAGTAGTTTATCATCCACTTCCTTATCATCAAGAAGAATAAATGCCAGTGGTTTAACCCAAGGATTAGCAAAACAGAATCTTTCAGAAAAATCTACAATGGCTAGTGCTTGGTCTCTTCGAGTTTCGAGTTTTTTCCAATTATGTACATGAGTACGCATTAGCACCATAGCGGAACAATATCCTTGATATGCCCTACAGATATCTTCTATGTGATCTTTACATATTTCTGCGATTTCATGATCCATCGTTTTCTCAAGGTAATTATAAAAATCCTTGGGGTCGGAATATCTAGGAGATTGTAAATATATATCTAATACATTTCCAATAGTTTTCATACCAGAGAACATGGAATGTAGGACACGATACCATTCACTCTTAATCTTACGTAACTTTTGCCCATCATCGGAATATATAACCACCCCTTCTTTACCTTCCCATAATTCAACATCTTTAATAAGATCTGAAATAGATTCGTAATGATATTTTGTAGGTCTTGGTAATCCCCAAGCTATAGCTCTTTCATCTAATTCATCCTGCGAGCATAGAATCCCAGTTTCATTATTAATAACTCCTACCAATGTTAATGTGGGTTCTTTAACATCATGAATTACTATGAAATTGGTGGGGGTCTCCCACTCGGTCAGTATGCTATACTGAGGATTCCACTTGATTGCCACTTGTAATAATGGATATTTTGATTTTAAAAATTCCAATTCATGACCATTGGCCATTCCCTCCAAATTAAAGGTTGCTCTGGTACGATGTATAATCTCTTCATTATGGATTCCCCAACAAATCAAACTACCGTCCTTCTTTTCAATAGCAGTAAAAGGACCATCTGGAAACTTATTTAAGTCTGGTTGCTCCGAGAAATTGAAAAATTTGGAGAATCCACGATTAATGACCTTATGATCAGACTTACGAATAATCATAGATCGAAATTGTAATGTATCCTCAGTCCATTTACATTTGATATCATTCGGTCCTATTAGGATGCATTCATCTCCACCTATAATTCCTTCTTTAAATGTGAACTGTTCTGTGTCAGGTAACTTCATAAGGTCATTGTAGATTGGTTTTAATTTCTATAAGTTCTGGCCACCATAATCTAGGAGTGCTGCCGCTTTTACCCGTCGATCCAATCGTTAAATGTAATCCTTGATAACCGTTCTTTTAAACTTACAAAAATCTAAAGTCATTTCTTTAAGATATAAACTCTAGGTTTTAAGTTAAATTCTTCTTTCAGCGATGGGCTATGTTTTAGGCTTGCGCCTTCAACTGAACTCCCATCTCCAGAAGCGTCAATTCCCGAAGAACTTTCGGTATAAAATTGTTTTAGATTCAAACTCGCGTTTAAATCCCTATCTATTTCCAACCCACAAGAATCACATTTATAAACTCTATCCTTCAAAGTCAAATCTGCTTTGACGTTCTTGCAACATGAACACTGTTTAGACGAAGGAAAGAAAGTGTCAACAAAGACAACCTTTCTTTTACTCCATTTAGCTTTATATTCAATCTGGCGACGGAACTCGAATAATCCAACGTCAGCTATTGCTTGTGCTAGTTTGTGATTCTTCATCATATTAGAAACTTTTAAATCCTCTAAAACTATAACTTGGCTCTCGTTTACAATTTTAGTTGTTACCCTGTGTAATGTGTCTTTTCTAATACATGAAATTCTGTAGTGTAGTTTTACTAACTTCTTTTTTGCTTTTTCATAGTTTTTACTCCTCTTAACTTTAAGACTCAACTGCCTTTGTTTGCGTTTTAACTTTCTGAGATTCTTTCTTAATGCCTTCGGATTCTCAAATGTTGTTCCATCCGAACAAATCGCTAAAGACTTGATACCCAAATCAACTCCCACAACGTCATTTAACGCTGCTACAGGCTCACTATCAGGTTGTTCCACTTGAACCGATATAACCCACTTGTCGGCATGTTTAGAGATTGTAACGGACAATATTCTTACATTACTAGGAATATAATCTTTCTCAGTCAATTTAACTTTGCCGATTCTAGGCAACTGAATATATCCATTTTCTAGAATCTTAATTGCACCAGTCAACTTGAACGACTGTTTATCATTCTTTTTAGACTTAAATTTAGGGAATCCCTTCTTGCCTTTGACTTTCTTCTTACAACGGGTAAAGAAGTTAGAGAACGCTTTATCACAATCGCGCAATCCTTCTTGAAAACTGCACTTACTAATACCATCAACATAAGCCCAAGGCAACGCCTCAGTCCCTTTTAGTTTATTTATTTCCCTATGCAGTTCAATATTATTAGGAATTCGTTCTTTCTTATCGAAGAATTCTTTTTTTTTCGCTAGAGCGTAGTTGTAGGCAAATCTGGACGCACCACAATTCATTCTCATTTTGGTTATTTGAGAATTGTTCAGATTTAACTCTATTTTATACGCTCTTAGCATTAGGCTTCTACAGGCTCCTTAACCTTCTTTTTGCGATTGGCTGCACTCCTACGACCATAGATTTTAGCTGAGAATGAAGCCATTAAAGACAAAATATCCTCTACTAGTTCGTTTTCGTATCCCTTAGATAGAACTTCGTCAGCCCATTCAACTCTAACACCATAAGATTTAAAGTATGAAATGAGGTAATTGATACAGAAACGAGAAAGACGGTCTTTATGTTCTATTAGAACAATGTTAATTTCTTTATTCTCCACTAATTCAAACATCTTTTGGAGTTTCTTACGATTATCATTCATACCAGAACCAACTTCGTCAAAGACCGCAATGATATTATATCCACGTTTTAGGGCTTCCGTAGTCATCCTGCCAACTTGACGCTCCAAGTCGCCTTTTTGTTTCTGTTCGTGGGAGCTAACGCGACAATATAAAGCTACCTTGTTAGTGGATTGAATCTTAGGCGGTTCAACGTAAGTTCCAGCTAGTTTTTCAATATCAATACGTTTGTAACGCCTATGTCCACCTTCGGTATAAGAAGGTTTTAGTTTGCCGTCGCGTTCCCACGCCCTTAGAGTTTCGTCTGTTACTCCTAGAATTTCGGCTGCATCGCCAATAGTTAAAATCTGTTTAGACATTATTCTATCAATCCTCTTTGTTGGAATAAACGAAACCATTCGTCGTAA